TCGCCCGCAGAATCGCGCCCGTGCACGGCCACGTGACCGAGCCCGAGAACGCCTGCCCCACGCTGCCGGCGATCGGCGACCAGCTCGTGATCACGCAGGTGCCGGTATAGGCGGGGTTTGTCGGCCCCACCGCGGCGTCGTTGAGCTTGAGCGTGAACGCGAGCGTCGATCCGAGCGCCGCGAAGACCGCCGCGTCGAGGCCCGAGAGGTCGGCGTCCTTGACGAACTCGATCTGCAGCGAGCCCTTGAGCAGCCCGCACAGAATCTCCGAGTAGTCGCCAGTGTCGAAGTTACTCACGTCGACCTCCGGCCCGCTGATCGTCAGCGTCGCGCCCTTGACCTGCGCGGAGTAGTCGGTCGGCCCCGCACCGAGCGCCAGGTAGGCGCCTTTCACCACTTTCTTCGCCACTGTCTCTCCTCCTCTTCCGTCACCGGATCGCCAGGGCGACCAGGTAGGTGAACTCCGGGCTGGTTCCGCCGAGCGTGCGCGTCACCCGCCACCAGGTGTCCGTGATCGGCCCGGCGACCGAGCCGTAGGCCGTCCCGACGTCGTTGAACTGCGCCACCGTCACCCGCGTGGTCGCGCTCGCGAACGTGTCGGCGTCGTCGCTTTCGATGACGAGGTCGAGGGTCGGCGTGGTGCCGCTCGCCCCGACCACGTGCACCGCGTAGTAGAGCCGCTGCGCCGCCGTGACGGCGCCGAGGTTGCTGCCGGCGCCGCTGCCGTTCGCGGCGGCAGCCGCCTGGTAGTCTGCCACCGTGCCGCGCAGCAGAGCCCCCGCCCCGGTGAGCGCCAGCGAGAGCCGCGCCGCGGCGCCCACCTGCCCGCCGAGCGTGTAGGAGAACTCGCTCGCGAGCAGGAAATAGGCCACGTCCGCCACCGCCGGCACGGTGCCGGCCGGCTTGACCACCGTGGCCGGCCAGTCCGCCTTGCTGATCTGCGCGAACGCCGACGCGTCCGGCTCGGCCGCGTCCCAGAAGCCGTCGAATCGCAGCGACGCCTTGAGCAGCCCGGCGAGCGTCTCGGCGTAGCCGGTCGTATCGAACGTGGACACGTCGACCTCCGGCGCGGTCGCCTCGAGCGCCACCTGGTTGACCTGCGACGCGAGAGCGAGCGGCCCGTAGTAGAGGCCGAGATTCTTGAGCACTTGCTTTGCCACGGCCTACCCCCTGCCCTTCCGGGCCGTCTTCGCCTTCGGCTTCGTTACCGCCGGCTCCGGCGCGAGCGCCGCGGCGTCGTACCACTCCGCCAGCCCGTCCGCCACGAGCTGCGCGGCGCGCCCGGCGTCCACGAATCCGAACGGGAAACGCGCGCCCTCCGGCGGCGCCTCGCCCGGCTCGAGCACCCGGAGCACCGTCTCGGGCCGGTAGGCCCCCCACGCCGCCACCGTCACCACGTGCCGCATTTCGGCCATCACGCCTCCCACCGCACGAACGGCACCCGGAGGCCCCGCCCGTACCAAACCTCCGTTACCGACGCCCCCGACGGACGCGGCGCGAGAAACTGCACCCCGCTCCCGTCGCCGCTCTTGAAAAGCGTCACCAGCGCGTCCACGAGATCCCGCACCCGATCGTCGCCGGCGCGGCGCTCGCTCCACACCTCGCACACCACCTCGCCGTCGATCCGCACGCCGCCCGCGAAGTCCGCGAGCTCGGCGCCCGAGTATTCGACCTCGACGTTCACGAACGCCGCCGGGAGCGCCGGCGGCGAGGTCGGCTGCGGCGGCTCGAGCTGCCCGCTCGGCCAGAGCACCGGCGCGGAGGTAAAGGTTGCCAGGAGAGCCCCGATCGCCGCCCGCTCGCTCCCGTAGCTCACGCCTCACCCCCCATGACCCGAGCGATCGCCCCGGCCACGATCTGCTCCTCCTCCGCCGCGAGCCGCGTCAAGATCGGCACCTTGAGCCCGGTCGGCGCCTGCGCCGAGCCCACCATCCGCCCGCGCACCACAGACACGGTGCCGCTCTTGTGCCGCCGCTTGTAAGGCTTCGCCACCTTCCGGCCGCCTTCGATGACCAGAGCGTGCGGCGCCGTGGCGCCTACCTTCGTAGGCCGCCCGGCCGCGATCGCGTCTTGCGGATTCGGCGGGTAGCTCCGCCAGCTCGCGCGCAAGCTCGGCCGGCCGCTCGCGCGCTGCGAGCCCACCGGCGACGACTCCCGCGCCAGCTCGAGGAGGCGCTCGTGCAAGCTCGCGTGCACCTCGGCCGTGAGCTCGCGCAGCGAGAGCCCGACCATCTCGGGAAACTTCGCCGCGAACTCCTCGAGGCCGCGGAAGGTGTAGGCCGTCCCCCTCACACCGCGTCTCCCACCGTCACCGTCCACCGCGCGGGCGCCCCCGCCGGCGCGATCGGCCGCACGTCCACGATCGGGAAGCTCTCGCTCCCGTCCACGATGAGGTCGCCTTCGGCCGGCGCCGTGAGGTCGTCGCCGACGAGGTGGTAGGCCCGGCGATCCGTCACCCGGCCCGCCGCCGTGTCCTCGAGGAGCTGCTCGCCCCGGAACGCGTAGAGCGTCCGGTCGGCGTAGCCGGCCGCGAGCGTCACCGTGCCGCCGTCGGGAATCTGCGCCGCGAGCCCCGGAGCGATCGACACCGCCAGCTTTCCGGCCGTGGTCGCCTCGGCGTCCGCCTGCACCGTGTAGGGTGCGGCGTGGCCGGCGACCGTCAGGCTCGCCCCGGCCACGATCCGCCCGCGCAGCCCCGTGGCCTTGAGCGCCAGCGTCACCGCCGCGAGCGCCTGCACCCCGTCGGCCAGTAGCGCCGTCACGCCCTCGCCCGTCACCTGGTTGACCAGCGAGGAGCGACGGCGCAGCGTCACCGTTCGGTCGCCGCCGAAGTAGCGGATCGCCGCCGTCGAAACCGCGCGAGCGCCGGCAGAGAACGTCACCCGGCGAACCTCCACGGGTCGAGCGCCCGGCGCGCCTCCTCCGGGAGCCCGGCCGCCGCCGCCACCGTCGCGGCCCAGCTCGCCGAGAATCCGTCGGCCGAAAGCGACGTAAGCCCCGCCTCCCGCTTGCCGGCGGAGTAGAGCAGCCCCGTCACGTAGAGCGCCACCGCCTGCACCCCGGCCGGCACCTCGACCGCATCGCGCGCCGTGAGCACCGCGGTGCCCGCCGTGACCGTCTCACCCGCCGTGGTCGGCCACGTCGGCTCCGCCGGGCCGGCGCCCGTCGCCCCGGCCGTCGTCACCTCGAAAAGCCACGGCGAGAGCGCCGGCGAGGTCGGCCGAAGCCACGCCCCGGCCGCGAGCGTCAGGCCCGTCGCCCACGTCTGCACCGCATCCGGCGGAAGCCACCCGCCGTGGTATGTCACCTCGAGCTCCGGCTCGGCCTCCTCCGGTCCCGCCGTGCCGCCCGACCAGCCCGCGTTGCGGTAGAGAATCCCGGCCGCCGGGTCGATCGCGTCGGCCTCGAGCGTCTCGTCGTAGGCCTCGGCCGTGACCTGGTGCGCGTCGACCGGGAAGGCCGAGAGCGCCACCCGATGCCGCGACGTGACCGGAAGCGCCTCGAGGTAGCGCTGCCGGAGGAGAGGCCGCCCGAGCTCGCCCTCGAAGAGCCCCCGCACCCGCTCGAGGAGCGCCGCGATCGCGGCATCCTCCGTCACCCCGGACACGCCGAGGTGCGCCTTCGCCACCGCGAGCGTGACGAGCGACCCGTAGGCCGAGCGGGTGAGCACCCGGAGCGCCACGGCCTACCGCCCCCGCCGCCCCTTGCGCGCCATCGCCTCCGCCCGCTCCCCGCGCCGCGGCGCCTCGGCCGTCTCCACCACCGGCACCGGCTCGGCCGGCGCCTCCGGCTTCCGCACCTCGACCGCGACCGCGTAGCCTCCGGCCACGAGCGACCGGCCGAGCTCCGCCGGCACCTCGTGCTCACCCGGCGCCAGGCACCCGCCAGGCCCCGCCGCGAGAGACTTGAGCAGCACCCTCACTGGTAGACCACCGTCAGCCCGTCGGCGTTCGTGAGGGTGGCGTGCACCTTCGACGCGAAGAGGATGCCGCCCCCCGGCACCGGCAGCGTGACCAGAGCCGCCACGCTCGCCGGCGTGTAGACCGTGAGCTTCGTCGTTCCGCCGGCGCCGCCATCCTTGAGCACCACCGTTCCGGCCGTCGCCGTCGCCCGCACCTGCACCGCGAGCACCTGCGCCGGCCCGGCCGTCACGTCACCCGTCGCGGTGACCGATGCCGAGCTCGCCACGTTACGAGCTCGCCAGAATCCCGACGCCCTCGAGCGCCAGGAGCACCGCGTTGAGCTTGCCGACCACCGCGTCGAATTCCGCCTTGTCGGGCGCGTCCCCCGCCGCCACCGACGCGTCCGCGATATGCGAGGCCTGCGTTCCGGCGGCCGTGATCTTCCCGCCCGACGCCACCTCGAGCTCGCCGCCGCTGGCGACCACCAGGGTGGCGCCGCCCGGCTCGCGGTACACCTTCGTTTCGTAGCTCATGCGTCACAGCCCCCGAAGAAAAAGAGGGGGGCGGGCGGGAGAGTCGTGTGCACCCGCCCCCCGGGATTCACTGCGTCAGCTCCCGACCACGAACTCCGCGTCCGCCACGGTGCTCCCCTGCGTGACCGGCGACTTCCGGCCCCGGTAGCGAATGGCGATGCACTCGCCGAAGGCGATGTTCGCCGTCCCCGAGGTCCGCACGCCCTGGACGTAGCGCCGTTGCGGGCGGAAGACGTCGACGATCAGGAGCTTGCCGTTGAGGTCGTCGTTGACCGCACAGGTCGCGGTCGCCGTGGCGCCGGTGACGGCCGCCATGCCGCCGTCCGCGTTCGTGAGGCTCGCCTCGACCTTGAGGGTCGCCACCCCGGTCGCCACGGAATCCGTGATGGTCGTCAGGAACGTCACGCCGTCCCAGCCGGCCATGTCGAGGATGCTGGTGTTGCTGTCGGTGTTGTTCGCCGCAGCCACCGCCGCGGCGCCGTAGTCGATCATCGCGTTCTTGAGCAGGCTCATGTCGTCCCCCTTAGCCCAGCTTCACCCGAGCAAACGCCTCGGCGAGCACCGGCATCCCGTCCGCCTCGAGGCGGCCGATGAACCCCACCTGGTTGCTCTCCGCGTAGAGCTCATCGAGCCGCTGGAGCTCGAACTGCAGCGCCTCGGCGAGCCAGTAGTAGGAGAAGTCCCCGACGATGCCGACGTAGAGCGCCGAGGTCGCCGTGTTCGGCGCGTACTCGCTCACGTAGAGCGGAAGCCCGAGCAGCCGATCCGGCATCCCCGGCGTGCTCGCGAGCTCGAGCGCCGGCCGCCCCTCGCCGTCCTTGAGCTTCGCGATCAGCTTGACGATGTCGCGGTGGAAGATCCAGGCCGCGCGCTGCCAGTATCCGCCCTTGAGCGCGTACTTCGCTTCGATCAGGCCGTCGAGCGTCGGGTAGGTGGCCGCGTTGCCGGTCGCGACGTCGCGCGAGGTCGGGATGCCGTCGTTCGATGCCGTGAACACGCCGAGCGGCTGCCCGGCACCGCTGCCGGTCATGGCCGCCTTCTCGAGCGTGATCCCGAACTTGTAGGCCATCCGATCCCGCACGATCCCCTCGGCCGCCGACGCGAGCCGGAGGAGCCGGCGCGACACCTTGATTCGCTTGCCGAGCGGGTACGGCTTGAGCTCCCGCTTGCCGAACGCCATCGTCGAGTCTTCCGAGCCCGTGCCGAGCTCGCTCGTCCACGTCGCGTCGGCCGGATCCGCGTCGAGCGAAGCCGCGCCGAGCGATTCGGCGGCCGTGACCGGCAGCACCGTCGCGAGCTGCCGGATGAAGGTCTGGTCGTCGATCGCCTTGATCAGCTCCGCCGTGAACTCCTGCGGCGCGACCAGGTAGCCGCCGGACGTCGGCGAATCCACCTGCAGCGCCCGGAGCTCCTCGCCCGTGAGGCTCCCGCGGCCGTGGACCAGGAACGACCGGAAGGCCTTGATCGCCGAGCTCACCCCGCCGCGAGCGCCGCGGCTCTCGGCGCCGCTCTCCGTCACCGTCCGCGCGCCATCGAGCTCCGCCTCCACCTCGGCCTGCTTCGCCAGCGTGGCCGCCAGCGCGTCCGCGTCGACCTTGAGCGCCGCGATCTTC